GCTCCCCCAAACAGCCCTGCAATGGCGTAATAGAGCTTAGATACGGCAAAGCTAGTAGCAACTGCTGCTGTTGGTTCCATTTGTATTCTTTCGTTATGTGTAAACAAAGGAGGAGAGTTCCCCTGATGTGTAGGAGAAGGTTTTAATTAGCTTAATGCCTTCAGGAGTGGCTCCTGACAGCGTTACACTAAGAAGGTCTCCCCCTGCGTCATACGCTAAGGTCTTTAATATGCCGTTTGCGTATGTAATAGTTGTTAAGTCGCTGCCCGTGTAGCCAAGAACCCCGTCAGAAGAAGCTAGGTTTTTATTAACTGTCTCGAAGGTGTTATAGATGAAGGTTGTCTTAAGCTCCTCGGTGCTGTAACCAGACCAAGAGTTTGTAACGCTTGTGTTGCCCCTTGTACCAGCCCCTAAAAGAGGCCCAGTGTCGATTTCTCGTCCATCGGAGAGCACACAAACTAAACTATCATCAGCAGCCCAATAGACATCGACAATGCTTACACCGTCTTTGCCTTCTGCGCCATCTTTACCATCTAAGCCATTACGTCCGTCCCGTCCGTCCTTACCTACACCATCTCGCCCGTCCTTGCCAGCTTTTCCGTCCTGCCCCTTAGGGCCGGGTTGTCTGACATATTGCTGAACTTCTGCTATAGCGGAGGCTACCTCCTGCTTATGCTGTTTGATGGTGCTGGAAATGACATCAGCAGCTTGCTCAAAAACTGAGAGTTCCTGTTGCACCTGCTTGGCTTGTTTAGCCAAAAGCACAGAGGTTTCAACTTGTTTTAACAGAGCAAGCTGTTCGTCTTCTGTCAGAGAGCCACTAGCAATTTTATTTACTAGGTCTTTCATTTAGTTTCCTAGCTCTTGTGAGAGCTTGCTCACAAAGTCTGCTCCTGCCTTGTTCTGCATTTGCATCATGGTGATTTTTTCGTTGCTGTTGATTTCTTTCTCTTTCAACGACAAGTCAGCCAGCTTAATCCTACGCTCAAAGTCCTTGGTCTCATTGTCATTGTCCAAGTTGGTAGACAACGCTGCAATGAGCTTGGCTTTAGCAATGTCAGGAGCAATTTGAGCCTCAATGTTGGTCTTATTGGCTTCTGCTTGCTTAACCTCGGCAGAGGCTTGGGCATCAGCAATTTGAGCCTGTAAGAGGCTTGCCTGAGCTGCTGCTGCCTCTTGCTGCTGCTGTTGCTGCTCTGGGTTGGGCTGAGACATCTTCTCCAAGGTGGAAATGAGTTCTGCTCTGTTGGACAAGCTGCTGTTAGACAGAATTCCTTTAAGGAGGACAGGAAGAACAGGGGTGTCTGGGCCTAATGTTTGTAGGAGACCAATCATCTGCTGTTGTTCAAACTCTTTAGCCAAGATGCCAAGGGTTGCTGTTGGTGTGAATGTTACATCCACTGACGGATAACGCTCAGGGTCAAACTGCATATAGCGGTAGCTTGCTTTATAGATAAAAGGTATCATAAAGTCTTCTTGGAAGTTCACCAAGGTACGCTTGTACTTCTTGATGATTCCAGCCATTGCCATAGACATTCCCTGCGACCCGCCCTCACGAGGCATAGCCGAAGGAAGCCCTGCGCTGTCCACTGTCCCTGTAGCTTGTAGCAACATACGCTCGAAGTTTTGAGCTGCTGCTGGTGCGTCTTGTGTTGTTTGTCCGAAATGGAAGGGGAACAAGATGTCAGCAGGAGGGCCGTTGGTCAAGAAGCTCTTACCGGGCTTAATCTCGAACTTAGCACCTCGTGGAAGCCTTGTAGCGTCCATACCCATCATAGGGGCTGTTGTAAGGGCTACAGAGTCCATATTGGCCCGTAGCATCCCGTCAATAGCCTTCTGCATATTGTAAGCCTTCTCCACTGTACCTCTGCCATAGAAGGCTCCGGGCACTGTGTCGTCCTGATATGCAATGATGGGGCGGTCTTTCATCATGTAAGGACTTGCTTCTGCCTTTAAGAGCAGAGAGTCGTTAGCAATGACAATGATAGCCTCAACGAGAGCACTATAGTCATCAGCCACGCTGTCCTCAGGGAATAGGTCAACAACCTCTGCCCCGCCTTCTTCAAGACCTTCCAGATATTCTTTAGGAACCAAGCCATAATAGGTTAGTACCTTCACTTTGTCATCTTCGAAGTTTTTGAGCTGTTGTGTTGGCTCTAAATCACTGTCGTCGTATGTGGTTCCAATGTCCACTTTACGATAGATGCCCTTCTCCATGTTCTCTACAATTTTATGGATGGAGACATATTTCTCAATTGCACACCCCATTGCGTCATCAATGCTGTCTGCATTAGCGTCAATAAGGAAGTTCTTGGGGTTTACAGGCTTTAGGAACACGCTTGTACGCTTTCCTTCCTCTACACCAATAGCAGCCGTGCCGGGAGAGCCGGGAATGGGCTGTGTGGCGGGTTTTAGCTCTGTCACCTCACGAACAACAATTTCACCAATACCTGTTCCGTAGATTTCAGCCATTAGCTCAATGTGGTCAATGCTTTTCTTAATTTTGTCCTTCTTGAAGTCTTCCATAAGCTGTAGCTTAAGGGCTTCAACGTCCATTGGGTTGCCATCTACGTCCTTGAGGTCATCCGTAATGTCAAAAAACTCTCCTTGACCGAAAATAGCCTCAATAATCTCAGCATGACGGGTCTCTACAGCCTGTTGGGTGGCGGGTGATATGATTCGGCTGCGTTCGCTCTCACGAGTTTTGTCTTCTGAAGCCCATTGACCACGGAAAATTCTCTCGTAACTTAGCCACATATCCAAGAAGTTCTCATCCCGATAGTCACGCCAACGGTCTGTGTGGTCGACCACCCATTTAACTAGCTCTTTGTCGTCTTCGCTCTCTTCTTCCCAATCGGGAGCGTCTGATTTATTGTTTTCCATGTGTTTCCTTGTGTTACCAGCCCGAGACAATATCTAGGACTTCCTGTCCATCGTCATCATCGTAGTCTTGTTGATAAGTGCTCATGGCGAGTTGGTCAACGTAAGAAAGAGCATCAACAAGGTCATCGTGTACCCCTGCTGTGGGGAACATAATGAGCTGGTCTTTGAACTCGTCCCATTGCTCGTCTTCGTTAAAGGACACCTTGCCGTGTTCCATTCGTCCTTGTAACGACCAAACCACCCTGTCTGTTTTATTCTTATTTCCGTGTGTGAGTTCGTGGATGTGTGCGTAGGTGTTATATTTACGCATGAAGTCTGTTAGGTAGGGGAGGACAGCATTCCTAGCCATTCCCCGTTCACAGCCCACAGCAACAGGTTGATACTCCTTTATGTTCTTCAGGAGCCTTGTAGCCGTGTCCTTAATGTCCCAACGACCACTCTCAATCTTGCGTACCCACCATTCACCATTGTCCGTCACCTTGACAATTGCAATGGCAGTGCTGTCTAAATGCTTCTTCTTGGAGGCGTTGACAGCTTCAAAACCAGCAAGGTCGAAGGCCATGACATAAGAACCTTCTTTAGGCTCAGGGGCTGTCTTAAACCAGCTTTCCTTGAATACGTCACTTCCGGCTGTATCGAAGGAACTTAAGAATTCCTGCTTGAAGGCAAAGGAGCTTAGTGAGCGTTTAGCTGCTGCAATTTCCTTTGGGTCAATGGTTTCATTGTCCTCAGTGGTGAAGTGCCAGCTTTTCCATTCTTCGTCTGTCTCATCTCGTCCGAGCTTGTAGACATCATAGAACCAATTGCGTCCGCTAGGAGTGGAAATGAACAAAGCTCGTCCCTTCTTATCGGACAGAGAAGCTCGTACAATTTTCTCCCAGACATCAGCCTTAATAAAAGCACATTCGTCTAGCACTGCGTATGTTAGAGACACACCTCGTAAACTATCGGGGTTGTCTGCTCCTCGCACTAGTATCTTCCGACCATTTATCAGGGTGATTTCGAGGTTGTTTACATGGCTGCTCTTGATGACCTGACGACCAAGGTCGTGCAACAAGTCCCAAATGATGGTTCTTGATTGGCCAATTGTTGGAGAAATGTACATCACTGCACTCCCCTCGGGGCAGTTCAGAGCCTCTATAAGCAGCGTTACGGCTGACAACCTGCTCTTACCACACCGACGACCAGCAGCTACAATTTTAAACCGCTTATCGCTCTTAAAGACCTGCTGCTGCCACTTGAGCAGCGAGAAGTTTAGTTCTGTCATACGTCTATCACATCCTCTGTGCTCACTGTGGGGGATGTCAACCCAGTTATGTTAATTGATATTTGAGGGGTGCTTCCTGCGTTCTTGGAGGCTTCAAACAAGCTCATGGGCAAGACACGGTCTACCGCCAGTTTTATTGCTGCCATTTGACCGGGGTGGTCATCGTTAAGCGCAATGCTTATCATCTTGTCGAGAATACGTGTGCCCCCTGTTGCCAGAAGCCTTTCCTTAAACTCTTGGATGCGACCAGCATCACCAACAGGACGACCAATCTTCCCTTTGTTTCTCTCTTTAACGGCTATGAGGTCGGCCTTGGGAGGCCTCCCCTTCCCTCTTGTTTTAGGTACGACTGTTGTCATGCTGCTTTCCGTTCACTTTCACATTGCTTACACACATGGCGCAAACCTGTAAAACTTTTTGTTTCTTTGTGGAAAGACGCAAGAGGTAGTGTCTCCTCACACTTTGAACACTTCTTAAAGCCTTGCTCAAAGAGGTCTAAAATTTCCTGCTTCTTATTAAAAATAGCAGCCTTAACTACTTTTCGTTCCGTCTTGATTCCTCTGTCCCACGACCTACGGGCTTCTGCCGCACATGGGCGACATTCATGGTGAAGACCATCCTCTGTCATCTTTGATGCCCAGAAGTAGCTTGTAGACGCTTCTTTCTCTTGTTTGCAAATAGAGCATTGTTTCATTTCTTTGCCCCCTTCAAACAATCGACACACCAACTGGTGTACCCCGTGTATGTGCTGCTGTCTTCTTTAAACGACAGGAGACTCTTTTCTTGTTTGCAGCTAGTGCACAGCTTCATGCTTTTAGCCAACATACTCTTTTTTCTTGCTCTATTCCTAGCAATTGTATCTCGTCCCTTTTGACTTTGAGCTTGTGTATACGAAAGATTGAATAACATTGTTTTCTCCTTGAAAAAGAAATGAGTTTTAGACACACTACCCATTAAAGTGCTTCAAGCCCTTTCGGGTGTCAATTATTGTTTACGACCAACCATCAGTTGTTTGTACATTGTACCCTATAAAGTCTATTAGTCTATGAAGACTTTAAAGTTATTGTTATTTACAAACTATAAGAAGGAATTGCTTTAAAGCCATCATAGAGGCTTTAAACGTTTTAGTTAGCTTCTTAGTTTCTTTTTAGTCTATACCATAAGTATATCATTGTTTTCTCGAGCTTGCAACATTTATTTACATTAATTGTGTAAAGAAGTGTAAAGGACATCTTTTAGATGTCTTTCTTTTAGGATGTTCTAGCTTCTTCAAGCCTTTAATGTTCCCCTTTGGGAGCGCATTTAGCGAATGAACATGAAGCATTTTGCACAGCTATGCCTGTTTGGTCGTTTCTTCAATGAAATCAAGGGTCTCCAGAGTCTTTATAGGGGTCTATTTACCTTACTTATCCTGCCCCTTTTTAGTCCCTTTTGTCTTTTTTATATGGCTACGAAGCTCCTGTAAAGATTTCACAGCCTCATCACCCCTCCCCCCCTATGTTGTCCTATGTTGTATGCTTCTGTGGCTATCTGTCGCTAACGTCTGCTATCTACATAGACTGACCAGTCACTATCTAGACTGATGAGTCACTATCTGTCCTGCTTGGTCGCTACTATGGTATCTATCATGGTATATATCAGCATAGCTAATGAGTAGATGAGAATGGTTCTCATTAGCATCTGTTACTGACTCCGTAGTCACTAAGGTGTGGGGCTATGATGCAGCCTATCAAGGGTACTAAATCGATAGCCATTGTCTATCTAGGGGTTTTCCCTAAGACCTCCATACACCAGTGCATTGTTGCAGCGCAGCATAGCTGGCAGCATAGGCAATATCCGTGCCAATCAATTTCCATGCCAAGCCACAGAACGGCCTATAATGCAAAAACGCATGGTGCATGGGTATTGGTATGAAAAGAAATAGATTGTCGAATCCCCACAATATGAAATGTTATGGGCTTTGTTGGCACGAATGTTGCTGCTGGTTTAGGGCATTTCTGTCTTAGGAAAAAGCTATGGGTTTGTATAAAGCAATAGAAAAATTTAGCTTGACAGCAATGAGAAAATCGCTATAATTTAGTCATGCCAAGCAATAACGCAAGGCAGCTAACAAAGGAAAGCATCATGAACACTATCAATATGACCTCGGTCTTTAATTCATTCGACAAACGCTTTGCAGACGCAGACGCATTTATTGCTCTGTTCACTAAAGAGCAGATTGAAGAAGCGTCTAGCAATGCTTTGATAAATAAGCGGTGTGTGCCTACATCATTGACTCACCTCGAAGAAATCGTTAGCATACTTAAAGCACTTTAGGCTATCGGTAAAACACTATATAAGCCTACAATGTAGGCTTATGTGGCAATTTTGCCAACATAGCCGAAGGGCTAACTACTTAGGAACGTATATGATACAGACAATTGACAAATATGGCTTTGAACAGGCTTTTAAACAGGCAGGGCGCGGAGAGCAATTTAGCTATGCTGCTTTAGGTGCTTTGTTTGACTATTTCGAGGAATACGAGGAAAGCACAGGCGAGCAAATCGAACTAGACGTTGTGGCTATTTGCTGCGAATACACAGAAAGCTCATTATCTGAAATTGCTGACAATTACAGCATCAACCTTGAGGGTTTAGAAGGCGAAGATAGAATTGAAGCAGTAGTAAAATTCATGGAAAACCATACGACTATTGTGGGCATGGTTGACGATGAGACAATGGTTTATCAACAGTTTTAAGGGGCATAACATGAAAATCAAACATCTTTTAGTAGTCGCAGCCCTTATGGGCAGCAGCGCAGCAATGGCATTTTGTCCCAGTGGCCCTAATTATTGGGCGTGTTGGGAGAATGAAATGCAACAGCAAAGGCAACAGCAGCAAATGAGGGATATGCAAGAACAGCAGCAGCGCATTTTAGACCAACAGCGACAACAGCAGACACAACAGCAGCGACAGGGACAGCCTTTGCAATGCTTTAAGGACTCATGGGGGAATATCAAATGCTATCAATGAGAAACCTCT